CTTCGACTGTATAGCCGCTGGTGCCACCATGGACGGGATCGCTCAGGTGTATGCTGTGTCCCGCCAAATGATCTATGCGTGGATCCACGAAGGCGGCGACAAGCGCGAGAAGGCGTGGCGGTTCGCGAAGAAGCAATCGGCCCATGCGCTCGTAGACGAGGCCAAGGAAATCCTGGATGAACCGGCCGAGGCCACCATTTCTTCGGCTCAGGTCTCGCTCCGAAAGGACCGAGCCGGGTTCCGAAGGTGGCTGGCCGGCTGCCGGAACCAGGAGTACCGGGACCAGCCGACAGCGGCTGCGAACATCAATCTGAACATTGGAGAGATGCACCTGTCGGCTCTCCAGAGGCACGGGACGCCTGCGCCCCCAGCACTGGAAGGCGGCGAAATTCTGGTTGAAGAGATCACGGCAGCGCAAGAGGACTTCGAGATTCTTCCGCCTGTCGTGGAGGAGGCATGAGTGCTTGTTACGGATCTAGGCTCTTGTGGATGCTGTATCCCTATCGTGCCCGACACGATGTTCGAGATTACGGACGCCGTGTACGTGGGTAAGGGCGGGGACGCGACTTTCCTGATGGCGAGCGGCCATGACGCTACGTTCCTGGCCCTTCAGTCTGGCACAGGCTATCGCCTTCGGATCTGCTGCGTTCGATCTGAGGGCCTGAAGGCTGACGGCCTTATGGCGCTCTACGCGCACCCGCACACGCGCGACAGATGAATTGCAGGTGGTGCGGGGCCGAGATCGGCAGAGTCCACTGCGCTCGGAAGGACTGGAAAGAGCTGTGCGCTCGATGCTTCCAGGTCTTCCTGGCGAGTAGACAGTTTCCTAGCATTGACGCCTGGCTGAGTCAGAGGGGTATCCGTGGCATATAAGATCCTGGGTCAATTCGCGGACACAGTGGGCGACGGCAGCGGCACGATCAACGCCATTGGCGACTACGACACCACCTCAGAGCTGTTTATGATCACAGCCGGGGTGGAGGAGCACATCATCGTCACCCGGTGCATCACCTCTTTCACGGCTGCCGCGATCACGAAGGCCGACGTGTACGGTGACGGGACGGCGCTCCCCAATGGCATCGTGATGTTCGTCATGGACAAGAACAGCGCGATCCAATACTACCTGACCGACCAGAACGCGCCCATTAAGACCAACACTGATTGGGCTCAACTCTGCTTCGACTTCGCGGTCTTCACCGGCTTCGCCACAGGAGACGACTTCCTGGTGGCCCGCTGGACGTTTGAAAAGAGCGGGAAGCCTGTGGAGCTGCTGCCGGGCTGGAGCCTGGCCGTGCTCTTGCAGGATGACTTCAGCATATTGGGGCTCACTGAGCACAACTTCTTCATGCACGGCTACTTCGAGCGGCCCCGCATTGGTGGTGTCGGCGGGCACGCTTAGCCCATGACAGAGGAGCGCATTCCTACAGTCCTCGATGAGTTTGTCGAGCGGTACGGGCATCCAGCGGGGAAAGACGGGCCGGCACGCCTGGTCCGCGAAGTGTTCGGCGCCGAACCGGATCCCTGGCAGGAGCAAGTCCTGCGGGCGTTCGGAGGCGGCGAGCGACGGATCTCCGTGGCCTCGTGCCATGGTCCCGGGAAGACGACGGTAGCGGCTTGGCTCGTGTGGGTCATGCTCCTGACGCGCTTCCCCATGAAGACGGTGGCGACGGCGCCCTCGGGAGGACAGCTCACGGGGGCGCTCGTCCCGGAAATCAAGATGTGGGGAACACAGCTCCCCAAGATCCTCCATGAGCTGTACGAATTCAAAGCCATGGGGATCTACCTCAAGGAAGCGCCGGAATCGAGTTTCTTCGAGGCACGAACGAGTAGAGCAGAGAACCCCGAGGCGCTCCAGGGCGTCCACTCCGACAATGTCCTGCTGATCGCAGATGAGGCGTCCGGAGTCGCAGAACAGGTGTACGAGGCTGCTGTCGGGTCTATGTCGGGCCATAACGCGACAACCCTGCTCATCTCCAACCCGGTGCGGACCTCCGGGCTCTTTTACGACACGCACCACTCGCTGAAGGATATGTGGTTCACCATTCAGGTGGGCCATGCGGATTCTCCCCGCGTCACGGCCGACTTCGTTGAAGACGTGGCGCGACGGTACGGCGAGGAATCCAGTGCGTTCCGGGTCCGAGCTCTCGGGAAGTTTCCGAAGACGGATGAGGACACAGTCATCCCCTTCGAGGCAGTCGAGAGCGCGCGGGGCAGGGAAGTTACGGAGATGCCAGACGCCAGATACGTGTGGGGTCTCGACGTGGCTCGCTTCGGAAGCGATCGCTGCGCCCTGGTCCGGCGATCGAACCGCCGAGCGGATGTGCTCGACATCTGGAGTGACACTGACACCATGGAGACCGCTGGCCGGATCAAGTCCCGGTGGGACGAGCTCCCTGCGAGCATGCAGCCCTCTACTATTCTGATCGACGTGATCGGGATGGGGGCCGGCGTCGTGGACCGCCTGAGAGAGTTGGGGCTGCCGGCGCGGGGCGTGAACGTCTCCGAGGCAGCCGCGATCAACACGCGATTCTCAAGAGCTCGATCGGAGCTATGGTGGAAGGCGCGGGAATGGCTCATGCGGCAGGACGTTTGCCTGCCCGTGGCAGATCCCGACCTGAACCCCCGACACGATCCGGCTGAGACCCTCGCCAGTGAGCTGGTGGTGCCCCGCTACGGCTTCACGAGCGACGGCAAGCTCTTGGTCGAACCGAAAGCCGACACGAAGAAACGAATGCGCAAGAGCCCTGACGTGGCCGACGCTTTCGTTCTGACGTTCGCTGAAGACCTGTCAATACTGACCGGGGCGTCTGCGGGCGGATCATGGGACCAGCCGATCAAGCGCGGGCTGGCAATCGTATGAGACTGGAGATTTGATGCCTGACCTGATCGGAGCCGAGACCTTTGAGGTCGTAATTCCTGGTGGCGTGGACGGAGAGGAGCCTGACAAGGACTCCGTGCAGAGCATCGTTCAGCGCCAGATTGAGGAAGCGATCCAGTGGCGCAAACAGCACGTTGAGCCGGCCCAGGCTCTCGCGACGAAATACTACGATCAGGAACCATTCGGAGACGAAAAAGAGGGTCGGTCCCAGGTTGTGACCTCTGACGTTGCTGACGTTGTCCGCTCGACTATGCCGAGCCTGATGCGTGTCTTCTTCAGCTCAGAGCGCGTGGTCGAATTCAAGCCGGACGGGCCGGAGGACGTGCCCATTGCGGCTCAGCAGACGGCTTACGTCAACCACATCGTCGTGGAGGACAACCCAGGCTTCCTCGAAACGTACAGCGTACTCAAGGACGCGCTGGTCCGTAAGCTCGGCATTATGAAGTGGTGGTGGGAAGACAGCGAGGAAATCAGGGGCTCACAACACACTGGCCTCACGGCAGAGCAGATGGACATCCTCATCGCATCTGACGAAGTCGAGGTGGGGGAAGTCTTAGAGAATCCACCGGCAGCAGAGGGCGAACCGGTAACCTTCGACGTGGAAATCAAACGGACGCTCTCTCGTGGCCGGGTACGCCTCGCCGCAGTCCCGCCCGAGGAATTCATCTGGAACCCCTCGGCCCGCAGCCTGGAAGATGCGCTCATGGTATCGCATATCCGGGAGATGCGCGCTGACGAGTTGATCGCCATGGGGATCTCCGAGGAGGTCATAGAGGCGAATAAGGGCCAGCGGCGTGGCGCTGATGACAGCGAGCTGGCGGCGGCGCGACAGATAGACGAGGGCGCCGCGTCTCTCTTCGAGGATGAGCAGCCCGAGGGAACGCGACCGATCCTGTTCACGGATACCTACGCTCGGATCCCCAATGAGGAGGGGATTGGGGAGCTGCGGCATCTTCAGACGATCGGGGACGCTCACAAGATCATATCGAATGACCTCGCGGACGTGGCGCCCTTCGCTCTGTTCGGCCCCGACCCGGAGCCCCACACCATTCTGAGCTCGTCCCTGGCCGACATGGTCATGGACCTCCAGCGGATCGGATCGTCCGTCACACGCGGCATGCTGGACTCGCTGGCCGGGCACCTGAACCCCTCGACGGAAGTGGTCGAGGGCGAGGTGAACATGAAGGACGTGCTCAACCAGGAAGTTGGGCGAGTTGTCCGAGTGCGGCGCCCGGGAATGATGCGCGAAGTCGCGACAACCTTCGTCGGCGGCGATGCGCTGCCGGTGCTTCAGTACCTGGGTGAGCTGAGAGAGAACCGGACGGGCCAGAGTGCGGCTTCGATGGGCTTGGACGCCGACGCGCTCCAGTCCTCGACCCGCGCCGCCGTCGCGGCTACGATCTCCGCTGCGCAGGCGCGTACGGAGATGATTGCCCGGATCTTCGCTGAGACGGGCATGAAGCAGATGTTCCGAGGGATTCTGCGGCTGGTCGTTCAGCATCAGGACTTCGAGCGGGTCGTGCGGCTCCAGAACGAGTTTGTGCCGGTCGATCCCCGCGATTGGGACGCAGAGAAAGATGTCTCCATCAACGTGGCCCTGGGA